GGTACAGCCTCAGCACAAGTGATCAGTCATTTCTTGAAGCTCGGTTCGACTCGAGAGCAGCTTGAACAAGAACGTTTGGCTCACGAGAACATTCTTCTTCAAGCAAAGGCTGAAGCAATCGCCGCATCAAGCCGGATTGAGGAGCTGATCTCTGAGGCCATTAAGGCGATGAGATCCTACACGGGTGAAGAACCTCCTCGAGAAGAGGAAGCGTATGAGGGTTAGAACTTACAGTGAGCTGTCAAGACTTGATGGCATGCTTTCTCGTTTTTCTTACCTAAGACTCAATGGCTATCCTGGGGACAAGACTTTCGGCTTCGATCGTTGGATCAACCAGGCGTTCTATCACTCGCACCAATGGGGTCGTATTCGTCAACACGTAATCGCTCGAGATCTAGGTTGTGATTTGGGTGTCGAGGGTTTCGAGATTCATAGCCGACTCTACATCCACCACATGAACCCGATGACAAGAGCCGACATCGTTGATGGAGATGACTCAATTCTTGATCCAGAGTTTCTAATCACTACTACTCATGGAACTCACAACGCAATCCACTATGGTGACGAAAGTCAAGTTCCTCGAATCTTCACTCCGAGAACTCGTGGCGATACCAGACTGTGGTAGAAGGGAACTGTAATGCGTGCAACGAACATGCAGGCTTTGACCAACGACCTGAAGAATCGGTACCCCGGTGTTGTCGTCTACGGGATTGGCGACGACGATCACAAACTCGTCTACTCAGACCACAACGAAGATGACACACCTGGTTCTCGTGCATCCCAGTCCGATTCAGATGATGTTCCTGAGCATCGTGCTATTGATGTCATGTTGGGCCCGGTGTTCACCAAGGCCGAAGCTGATGCTCTTGTCGCTAAGATGGTTGGCGATGCTGCTACGAAGCAGCGTCTGTACTACATCATCTGGAACCATCGCATCTGGTCTCGTTCGAACAGCTGGAACGCTGCGGCCTACGAGGGCAGTAACCCTCACACCGATCATCCTCATTTCTCCGGCTGGGCGGCTGACGACGAGAATGCTTCTAGCTGGCCGGTCGTCTTCTCTGCTTCAGGATCCGGCCCTACGCCGCCTCGTCTTCATCGTCAATGGCCTCTCTACATGCCGAGCAATCACTACTTCGGCTTGATCACCGGCCCCAACGCATCCCACGGTGGTTACTACGCCAGCGAACGCCCAGATGTTTCGGCAATCCAATCGAGGCTCAACGCACTGGGCTTCAGCGTTGGAACTGCCGACGGGATCTTCGGGCCAAGGACTAAGTCGGGCGTATCTGCCTGGCAATCGAAGTACTGGAGCAAGTATACCAGCCGTTACGGCGAGGTATGGAAAGACGACTGGAGTCGTCTCTTCACCTACTAGACCACCGAAGGAGGTGGCCACATGGAGCAAAGCGTCCTCAAGAGCGTCAAGAAGGTTCTCGGGATCGAAACAAGTGACACTTCATTCGATCTCGATATTCTGATTCACATCAACTCCGCCTTTGCCACGCTGAACCAACTCGGCATCGGTCCGGATGATGGATTCGAGATCGAGGATGACTCAGCCGAATGGAGCTCCTTCTACGGCACCGATCCTCGTTACAACGCCATCCGAACTTATGTCTGGCTCAAGGTCAGGATCCTCTTTGATCCTCCACAGACGTCATATGCTGTTGAGGCTTTGAAGGATCAAATCCGAGAACACGAATGGCGACTAAACGCATACAGAGAAACAACCGAATGGATCGATCCTAACCCACCAGAGATTCCCGAAGAGGAGGTATGATGCCTGAACTTACAATCGTCGCCATTCCTTGCCGGGATGACTATGTCTGGAGACTGTCAAGTGAGAAGGTTCCTCATTTGACACTTATGTACCTGGGCGAGGTTGACGAAGAGGATACCGACCAGATCGAGGATTTCCTGGAACATGTTGTAGATACATCCATGTGTCCCTTCGGTCTGGAAGTTGATTATCGTGGGGAGCTTGGTCCGAAGAACGCCGACGTGCTTTTCTTCAAGGAGTACTGCGTTGAAACTCTTGAGGAAGTTCGTTCGTATCTCATGACTGACGAACATATTTTCCGAGCCTACAACGCCACGGATCAGTTCGATGTCTGGGTACCCCATTTGACTATGGGTTATCCTGAGTCTCCCGCACACGAGGACGAGCGTGAGTACCCTGGAACACGATGGGTGAACTTCGACACGGTTGCTCTTTGGACTGGAGACTACAGCGGGTATGAGTATCGTCTTGATTACCCTTACGAGGGACAGATGTACATGAATGACGATACTGAAGGCCTGACCCACTACGGGATCCGAGGAATGAAGTGGGGTATTCGACGTTCTAAGAAGCAGATCGCTGCGTCGACAGATCACCAGGTTGCTGAAGCTGCCAGAGCGAAAGCTCGAAAGGGCGGAGTAAAGACGCTTAGCAACGCCGAACTTAAGACACTCGTTGATCGAATGAATCTTGAGCAACAGTATGCTCGCGTTGTTCCTCCTTCAACTGGTGCAAAGCTCACCAGAGCTGGGGGTAAGTTCGCTGGTGAAGTTCTAGTCGGTGTTGGCAAGCAACAAGCAACCAAGATCGCCAATGACCAAGCAACTAAGCTCATAGCTTCAGCATTTAAGAAGTAAGGAGCATGATGCATATTGTCGGTAGGAAGATCTCTTTATATGCGCATTTAACAGCGCTTCAAGAAGAGCGTGATCGACGGTATGCCGAAGTGGCTGAAGAGCGTGATCGACGGTATGCCGAAGTGGCTATAGAACGAGAAAAGGCTCTAAAGATCAAAGACGAAGCCGATCGAAGAGCCCTTACTTTGGCTGATGAGATTCAAAAGTACAAAGACGAGAAGGCTAACAATCTTCGAACTCAAATCGAAACCGAACGGGGTAGTTACGCTACAAAAGATGATTTGAGTTCTTTGAACAAAGAATTTCAGGCCATGATCAAACCCTTAGCCGAGTTTGTTTCTCGTTCACGTGGAGGAACTGATAAGTGGGGACAGATTGTAATAGGAATCGGACTCATAGGTACGATCTTAACGATCCTTTTTAAGTTTTAGAAGGGAGGGTTGGCAATGGCGTTTTCGAACAGAGCAGTGCCGAAATATTACGGTCAGTTCCGTGATTCGGTTCTGCGCGGTGAGATCCCCGTGAATCGTGAGATCTCTATGGAGATGAACCGCATCGATGCGTTGATTGCCAATCCATCCATCTACTACGATGATCAAGCGGTCGAAGGGTTCGTACGTTACTGTGAAGCAGAGCTCACTCTGACCGATGGCACTGACTTCTACATGCTTCCTACGTTCAAACTCTGGGCTGAACAGATCTTCGGGTGGTACTACTTCGTTCAAAGAAGCGTCTTCGAGCCGGACGGTAAAGGAGGGGGCCGTTTCGTCGAGAAGACAATCAAGATGCGTTTGACCACTAAGCAGTATCTCATCGTGGCTCGAGGCGCAGCCAAGTCCATGTACGCCGAGTGCATCCAGAGCTACTTCCTGAATGTAGACACGTCGACGACCCATCAAGTTACCACGGCTCCGACGATGAAGCAGGCCGATGAGGTCATGCAGCCGTTCAGGACAGCCATAACCCGGTCAAGAGGACCGCTCTTTAGGTTCCTGACTGAGGGAAGCCTGCAAAACACTACGGGTAACAGGGCACTTAGGCAGAAGCTAGTGTCTACTAAGAAGGGGATTGAGAACTTCCTCACCGGTTCTCTCCTCGAAGTTCGACCAATGACTATCGCTAAGCTCCAAGGACTTCGACCAAAAGTCTGTACAATCGACGAATGGTTGTCTGGAGATCTTAGAGAAGATGTTGTTGGAGCTATTGAACAAGGAGCTTCGAAACTCGATGACTGGTTGATTGTTGCCATTAGTTCTGAAGGAACAGTTCGGAATGGTTCTGGTGACACAATCAAAATGGAACTCGCTAAGATCCTTAAAGGTGAGTATCGAGCTCCTCACATCTCGATCTGGCACTACAAGCTTGATGAACTTGAGGAAGTTGCAAATCCGGCCATGTGGCCCAAGGCGCAACCAAATCTTGGCCTAACCGTTTCGTATGAAACGTACCACTTGGATGTTGAAAGAGCTGAGAACGCACCAGCATCTAGAAACGACATCCTTGCGAAGCGGTTTGGTATCCCCATGGAAGGTTACACTTATTTCTTTACCTATGAAGAGACGCTTCCGCATCGTCAGAGAGAATTCTGGGAGATGCCCTGTGCTCTTGGAGCTGACTTATCGCAAGGTGACGATTTCTGTGCATTCACTTTCCTCTTCCCGTTACCCGATGGGACGTTTGGGGTTAAGACTCGAAGTTACATAACTTCTCTCACGTTGAAGAAGCTTCCTGGAGCTATGCGAAGCAAGTACCAGGAGTTTATAGATGAGGGAAGTCTGCATGTCCTTGAGGGAACCATTCTTGACATGATGGAGGTGTACGACGATCTCGAAGCCTTCATTGAAACTTCCAGGTACGACGTTCGTTGTCTAGGGTTCGACCCATACAACGCCAAGGAGTTTGTTACTCGTTGGGAAACGGAGAACGGACCTTTTGGTATAGAGAAGGTAATCCAAGGCGCTCGAACCGAGTCAGTTCCTCTTGGTGAGCTGAAGAACTTGAGTGAACAGCGTCTTCTCTTGTTTGATCAAGCCCTTATGTCATTCGCCATGGGTAATGCAATCACCATGGAGGATACAAACGGGAATCGGAAGCTTCTCAAGAAACGTTACGATGAGAAGATCGACAACGTGGCTGCGATGATGGACGCCTTTGTCGCATACAAAGTCAACAAGGAGGCGTTCGAGTGATATCTTG